ATTTGTATTTATATTTTATTATTACTATTCCCGAACCACCACTTCCTGCTAATGCTGTTCCATTTCTTTCAGCTCCTCCACCGCCACCGCCTGTGTTTGCTGTTGCTGAAACACCTGGGCCACCTAAACCACCTGCACCACCACCACCAATACCACCAACTCCTGCTATTCCAGCTGTTTGGTATACACAACCACCACCACCACCAGCGTAATAATTTCCAGTTATTGATGATAAAGTTCCTGCACCACCATTTCCACCCACTAAACTTGTTCCATTTCCACCAACTGCAGCTGCTCCGCCACCGCCACCACAACCATAATTAGGTGATGCTGTTGCATTACCAGCTCCATTACCTCCAGCAAAACCTTGTCCTGATGTTCCTGCTGCACCTGTTGTTGTAAAACCTGCTGATGCTTGAGCTGTACCTCCGCCTCCACTACCACCACTTACAGCATTTGCAGAATAAGCACCTCCACCGCCACCCCCATTAGAAGTTATTGCATTAAAAGATGAATTTGTACCACTACTTCCTGCTACTGTGTAAACACTACTACCAGCTCCACCACTACCTACAACAACTGCATAAGATTGAACAGCTATTGACAATCCAGTATTTGTTTTTAATCCTCCTGCTCCTCCTCCTGCTCCTAATATACCACCACCACCTGCTGCACCACCAGCAACAACTAAATATTCAACTACATTGTTTGGGGCAGCTCCTAATGTAGAAACTACAAAATTTGAACTTGAATTAAAAGTATGAATCTTATAATCTCCGACTGTTGTTATAGTTCCGCCCGTTGCAACTGTATATACTACAGGTGGCACTTTATTCATTAAAGGTATTAAGTTGTAATACATTATGCTTGTGTGTTAATTCCTAAAACATCAAATTTAGTATCTGTATCATTCCAAACCAAACCAATATAAATAGTTTTACTAATTGTTGTTGTAGTTGGTAATGTTACTCCGATAGCTCGATAGTTAGTTCCAAAGGCTATTGTTTGTGCTGTGCCATTATCTTTAATTCTTATTATCATTGCTTGACCTTCCGACATTGTGCCTGTTGGGTTTGCTATTGTTAAGCCTGTAGCCTGAGCTGTTATCTTAACTAAATCATTTGCTGAGGTTGGTGTTACCGTTGCTGAACTTGTTACACTTTGAACTCTCGGAGCATAATCTGCTTTAGCATTCCATGTTGAAGCACTTGTAATTCTTGAATCTGCTAAAGTTCCACTCCAACCTAAAGTTAAAGAAGTAGATTGTAATAATGCAGTTGAAGGAGTTCCACCTAAAGTTAAAGTTACATTTGTATCATCAACTTTTGTTAATGCTGCAGCAGTTACCGAAATTGCACCGCTTGTATTATTATAACTTATCGGACTTGTACCACTTAAAGAACCTAAAGTAATATAATTAGAACCATTAGTTATTTGAGTATTATTAGTTGGAATAGTTATAGCTCCTGTTGTATTATTATATGCACCCGAACCAGCAACAAAACTTAAACTAGTTAAAGTAATATAATTAGATCCATTTACTATTTGATTATTATTTAATTGTTGATGTTGCCATTTAGCTGGAGAACCGCCATAAACCCAAACATCATTTGCTGAAGGGGTTCCTGATTGCATATCAATTCCATGGATTCCGTCAACTGTTGGATTCGGATAAGTACCATTTAAATCACCACCAGCAGTTCCTGAAGGAGTGCCACCTGAATATTGTGGAACGTTTAAAGTTGCTCCAACTAATGTTGCGGCTCCACTTGTGCCTGTTGTTGTTAATGTTAAAGTATCTTGTTTTAAATTTAATGCTGTTTGAGTTGCTGTAGATACGGGTTTGTTTGCATCGGAAGTATTATCAACATTGTTTAATCCAACCATTGATTTTGTTATTCCCGAAGTCGTACCTGTAAAAGTTTTATCTCCAGCAATAGTTTGTGGACTTGTTGAAATCACACCCCTAGCTGTTGCACTTGCATCGGGAACATTTAAAGTTATTACAGGAGTTGTAGTGCCTGTTGCTACCGATGAACTTAAATCAGTTCCACTAGTTGTTAAAGTTAATGCAGCTACACTTGTAACCGTTCCACCGCCACCCGTTGAAGCAATAGTAATTATTCCATCCGCTCCAGTTCCTGTAGTTGTTAAAGTTATATTACTTCCCTCAACTAATTTTATACTTCCACCTGTAGCCGATAAAGTTGCTGTATGCGAACTTGAATCTGAAGTATTTGCTAATGTTTGATTACCTGTATTTGTACCGCTTGTATTTGTTATAACTGTTTGTTGAGCATCGGTAACATAATTTTTATTTGTACTTGCTGCTATATCCGCTGTTGTTGCATCTGCTCCAGCAGTTACTAAACCTTTTGAATCATAAGTGATTTTAGTTTTAGTTGCTCCAGTTATAGCTGTATTGCCAGTTACTTTAGTTCCTAATGCTGTATTCAAATCGGTTTGACTTGTTAACGTTCCTGTTATAGCACCCCAAGTAACAGCACCCGCTGCACCTGGTCCGATTAAAGTTCCACCCAAAGTAGTACCGTCTCCGATATAAAACATTTTAGTATCAGTTGTATAAGCGACTTCGCCACTTTCTAATACAACCGTTATTCTATCGGCATTCGTGCCACGTCTAATTCTTATTGCCATTTTATATATTATTAAATAAAGTTACCGCCATCTATTAAAGTATATGAAGTTGCTGCTGCAAAAGTACCGCCATCAATTAATACATTGAAATTAGTACCGCCACCACCACCACTATATATAGGAATATTTAAAACATTACTTACTAAAGTAGATGCTCCACTTGTCCCCGTTGTTGTTAATGTTATTCCGCTTCCAGCTGGCAAAAAAGATAAAGCACTTAATTGAGTTGTCCCATCGCCTAACTTGAATTGACCCGTTGTACTTAAATACGCAGGCTCACCAGCTTTTAAAACCATAGTTGCATTGGCTGAAAACCATGCTGAATTTTTTGGATCGTATCTTAATTCTACTACTGCCATTATGTTAAAGTTTGTATTATTGTAACTGGTGCCGGGTCAGTTAATGTTTGTATTAGTTGTTGTAAAACTTCAATCGTATAATAAGAACCGCAAGGCACTACCGCAATAACATTTCCATCTTGATCTATTATTCTTACATCATCAGGATTAATAACTGAAGGCGAACCTGTTATTGGTAAAGAGCAAGCATCCCATTCAAAGATTGATTTAAACTCTACATCAAAATACCAACCAGCAACCTCATCGTTAAAAGCATCTACAAAATCAGTTAAAGTTGCATTTTCGTTTACATCAATAAGTTCTGAGAAATCAAATTGTTTAAAATAAATTAAAGTATCTAAAGCTATTTGCTTACAATCAGATAAGACCTCAAGTTGATTTCTTAAACCCTTCTTGCTTTTATCACAAATGTAAAATCTTATAACAGTAATATCACTAGTCCCTTCAACTCTGTTAGGTTGCAAAGTACCAAATAACATAGGATATTTAATTGACTGACCGCCATTTAATTGATCCCAAGGGTCACCAAAATACCAACTCTTAATTTGCTTGTGAGCAGTTGAGTACGTTGCTATTGTTGATATTAATTTGTTTAAGGTAAACATCTATTAATTTCTTATTTTTTTTAATGTACTTTTTAATTTCAATCTTTGTTTTTTTTCTTATTGCCATATAGGATTATCTCGGTTATCTTGAATATTACTATAATCTTTTTTACCTAAAATTCTAGTGCCTAAATAAATATCAACATCGTAAGCATTACGCTCAGGGAATATATCCGCACCTGTATTATTATTGTAAGTTGGATAAGTAGAGTTATTATAGTTTAAATATTTTATCATTCTATCCCCGTACATCTCGCCATTTGTTTTCCAAATATTCATTAAATATTCCATGTCATTAGTAGGTATTGGTTGCCCGTTATCACTACTATTTGTCATTATGCCTTTGTTAGCATATCGGAATTTAAACGTTGGTGAGCTTTCATACATAATATAGTGAACCATCATTTTTAAAATGTAGTTATCTATTATTAGTTTGTAAGCTGCAGGAATAGTAGTTGCTGAATTTATATAAGCTAAGATGTGAGTTTCAATCGTATTGTATAAACTCGTTCCCAATAAAGGAAGTATGTATTTATCCTGTACCAATTCAATAACTGGTGTTATCTTATCGTATTCAGTATTGTCATCAATAACCGAATGTCTAATTAAATAATCTTGTCCTATCCAAAGTGTTGCCATGTTATTTCTTTTTACGTTTTATTCTTGTTTCACCTACCCAAATATGGCGGCACCAAGGAGTTGTCTCAGTTCCATTATTATAAAATCCTCCTCTAAAATTCCAAGCATCTTCGCCAAACTCATTAGTGTAATCTTCAATTTCATTATATGTTAATCTTTTAGCTTTCATTTTGCCATCAACTAATTCAGTTCCTGAAGTTAAAGCAACCATTTTTCTACAAAAATCTCTTGATGTTGATATTAATTTACTACCACTTACATCGGGTCTTTTATCGTATTTGTAAACTGTATAAATTTCAGTCTCATAATCTGCAGTATCTTTATCTAATCCTTTTTCAGTTGGTGTAAATAAACCTCCTAAAGTATCAATTAATTTTTTAGCAGCTAACCATTCTAATACAGTAGTAACTTTATCTTTATCGACATTTAATGCCTTAGCAAGTTCTTCAGGTTTAGCAAATGGATTACCTTTTAATTGGTTTAATATTCCATTTCTTAAATCGGTTTCCGATAACTGAAATCTATTAGCTGTGTATAATTTTTGTTTAGATAACTCGAATTTTAAAACTTGTTTTGAATCCTTAAAGTTTACATATTCAATATCTATGATTTCATCTTCATCATCTATTTGTATTGCTCGAGCAGTTGCCCATTCAATAAATCTTTTTTCTTTATCACTTGATTGTTGAACTTTTACAACCTCATTATTCATTTCTTCTTGTGCTATTCCTAAGAACGTTAAAGCATCGGCATCACTTAATCCAAATCCTGTTTTAATCATTATCAAAGCCTGGTCAGCTGTATAATCACCTTTCTTTAACTTGTTGGCTATATTAAATAAATTTTGTCTTTGTCTGCCAGTTAAGTTTTTAAGGTGTTCGTTAACTTGTATTTCTTCTTGTATTACAGTTGCACTCGGAGTGCCAATTTCTGCAGCTTCAATCTTTAACCCGTATTTTTCAATTATATAATTAGTTACGATATTAGGGTCTCTAGCATTTAAAGCATTGATAACATTTTGATTTTCTAATGGCAGTTCTTTGCCTATTGGCTGAACTTGTTCTACTTCAAATTTAATATCTAAACCAGTCTTTAGTTTAAACATTTTATCAATAAACTTATTAAAAGCTACTTGTTCAATCTTAGCATATTCGTTAATAAATAATTCGTGAGCTAAATCTAATTCGTTACGATCGCCTAAAGTACCCTCAGTTTTGATTTTAAACAACACTCCCGGCACGTTATGTCCTGTTATTATCTTTTGTTGGTTACGTTTATTTAACGCTTCGTATTGGTCCGCTAATCCTGTTGGAGTTACATTTACAACTTCTGCTCCTTTGCCATCGGGATTAGTAAAACTTAATACTACCTTACCAGCATTTTGAG